GTATGTTGGTTATATACTTCCATTCTCCATTCTTCAATTATTGTCTGTAAGTCAGGTTCAATAAAGTCTTTAACTTCTACATCAATATTGTCTACTGTTACAGCTCCAGCGACCTTAACATTAGTGTTACCATATGATAATTCTATCTGGTCAACATTAATAGTAGGTAATGAAGAACTGTTAACAGCAAAAGTCAAATCTGTTCCGCCTACATTTATTATTTGAACTTCAAAATGGTTAGTTCTTTGTACTTCATATGCGGTTGTGTTCGACATGTGCATCGCGTCAAACGGTTGACGTATTTGTGCCATTATCTAAAACCTCCTTAATCTTATATTAATTTAAGCTAAATACTCTTCAATTTCTGCACCAGTTCTAACTAGAACAAAATCTATCGTGATAAATTCTGCAGCCTTAGTAGGCTTAATTATTATTTGACCTGGCATTCTTCCTTGATCAATTGCCTGAGGAGTAACAGTATTCTCATCCATCTGAACCATATAATCATATAAAGCTCTAGAATTTTTCAGTCCTTCAAGATAAGGTTCTACCATTCCCTCCCATTCATTCCATGTAAATTCATCGTTAGGTTCAAAGACCAAGTATTTCGTAGATGCGGCAATTGCTTTTCTCATCATTAACAGAAGTCTACGGACATTAACTCTATCAAGAGCGGATGGTCTCCTCTGTAAAGTTCTTTGACCCCAGACTGTAATACCTTCTCTAGTGAAATTAACAATCGGATTAACTGCATCTCCATCTCCGTAAAGATAATCTCTTGCACCTGAATTAGCGGAATGTTCAAGGTCAATAGGTTTATTCAGACTACCACGTTGATGACCTGCCGGAGCAAACCATGGATAAGCCATTCTATCGTTCCTAGCATAAGTTGCGGAAATTTCACCACTAGGTGGCAACCAGATACTACCTCCGTGGAAAGGATCTGAGTACTTCAACCATGGCCAGTAAGTTGCTGCATAGGATGAAGAAAGTGCTTGACTAGGATAATCTCCTCCTTCCAAATCACCATTATGCCATTCAACAACATCCTGAACACCTAGCTCCATCGGAGGATCGATGAGTGCCATACAATCCCCTCTTGTTTCACAAATATCTATCAACTCAGAGGAAATTACATCAGAATATGATACGTCAGGAGCCGCAAGGATATTAAATTCGATTTCTTCTACATTACGATAAACCTGAAGTCCTGTAGCTGCTCCACCACTATACTCAGGAATAGTTACAGTACCTTCATAATCAGTATATGTCAATTCGTCTATTCCGTCTTCTCCACCAGTCAAAGTACCTTCAAGGTCATCATCATCTGCCCCTAGCTGAAAACTGTCATCAGGGTCATAAATAGCAGTAAGATAATCAGAGGAATCATCCAATTCATCTTCAATATAATTATCAAAAGTAGGATCAGCTGAAACTAAAGTCCTTTCTACTTCCAGTCCTTCCTCAGTAAGAAGAATCACATAAAACTCATCATCATCAAATGGATGAAGAACTACATCCATATTATTAAACCAGCTACCAGGATCTTTAGTTTCAAAAGTTATGACTGCTCCATCAGAACCAGTTGCTTCATCATTAACTTCAAATCCCAAATCAGCAGTTCCGGATAATGATACAGCAGTAATAGTAACTGCAGCATCGGCTCCATCTCCTTGGGAGGTAAGAACTATATTATCATTATCTCCTTCAGATGCTATATCTTCGCCAATAGCAACTTCATCATTAATAGCAGTGATAATATCTGTAATAGTAGATACTGTTTCTACAAATTCTACTGTAATAGACTGAGTTGTATTCTCCCCATCTGTGTAATCTATTCCAATAGAATCCATATCTTCAATATCTCCGATATTTTCTACTGGGTCACCAACAAGAACGGCTGGCTTAGGAGTATCATCTCCTACATCAGTTTCTGCCTTTGCTTCATTTCCATCAACGATTCTTGTAAACCACATTCTATTGCCCTCGGAAAGAAATCTTAAAGCCGCATATCCTGCATAAACATCTCTAACTGGCTCCCCAAAATTTCTTACATAATCTTCTGGGGAAGTAATCAGAATGGGTTTATTAACCTCTCCTTTGGTAGCACCGCCAACTAATGCCAGAACCGCAGTACTAATCTGCCTAATGTACATCGAATAATCAAGTTCACGGGTTTCAACACCCGGAGACAGCATTATCATTTATAAAGACACCTCCATAATTTACTTATTCTGCAATATCTCATCATATAATTCCTGCTTAGAAACATATCCATCCCGTTCCTGAATATTAAGATTTATAAATTCAGCTATATCCAATAATTCATCCCGGGTTATCTCTTCATAAGCAGGTAGTTTCCATTCCTCTGGTTCAGGTTCAACCACTTCTTCTTTTTCTTCTGGTTCCTCTAGAGTAACTTCTAAATCCGGCTCCTCTAATTCGGGTTCAGGGTTGCTACCCTGAATCATCCTCATCAACAACTATAAATCCATCTTCTTCCATCCTATCTATCATATTAGTTCTGGATTCTGAATTAACCTTGCCTCTAGACATAACTGGCTTCGGAACTTTCTCTCCATCCTCAATGACATCAATAATAAACTTCTGCCTCTTCCTATTTCTAATCTTGAGCATTAATCATACCTCCTTTATATCATCCAAAACATCTATTGATATATAATCAATATCCCGTTCAAGAACGGTAGGTTTACTTGTTGATTTAATAATCCTCGCATCTTCAATAAATGAAGTAATAGTTATCCTATAAATCCGACCTTCCTGCCTAAAAGAAGTTATATCAGAGTTATCGGTGAAATCTTCCAACTGAAGATAGAAATTAAAATCATCCTCATAATCATCCGGCATTACCTTAGAAATCTGAACCTTAGGAGACTGCATTAACCAGAAAACTAATTCTGTAAATAAATCATCGGTCAACCTTCGGCTAGTGGCCCAAATATCAATCTGATAATCTATTCTCATTTTAAGGGCATGAAGAAATATATAGTTTTCTTTATCGTCTGTCTCCTCTACTTCGTCATATTCATGACCATAACGAATTCCTGAACGCAATTGCCTCCAATTCTGGTCAGGGGTCGCAGATACATTTTCTCTCCAGATAGAAATAAGAGGCAATTTTACTTCACCCGTTGGCTCGTCATCCTCATCGGAACGCCTCTGTGCCGACTTACGAAAAGCCTCATCAGTCGGAGCAAAAACACAGTTGTCAAAAACATCCCTAAACATATACATAATCGATTCATCATAGAGATATATACTCATACCAAGCCCTTTCCACTAGCAAACTTATTCCAGTAACGCCTAATATTCTTTCTAATATATCTAACGAGGGGTCGAAATAAGGGCCTTGCTGGCATATCCTGAGTTCCATATTCCATATAACGAGCAACTCGATATACTCTAACCAGAGTGCCGGGATAAACTTGGGTCTTTGATACCCCCACTTCAAAATAATCTCTCTTTCTAAGTACCTCAATTGAATCTTTAAGTAGGCTAGTGGCCTCCCAGATTTTGAGGGAGAGATTATTTCTTTCCTTATACTCATAATAAGGAACTGAGAGTGGCTCCCAATCATGAGCATATCTCTGATTATCAACGGCCCTAACTAATTCATCTTTCAATATATTAGAAACATACAAGGCAAATTCATTCAGCAACTGCGGGTATCCCTCTTCCTCCAAAATTCTTATTCCGGGGCGATATTCAGTTTCAGTAGTCTGAATATAGATATACATTGGGTCTTTTGGAGGTGAGGGCATATTTATCACTCCTGAGCAAATCGGGAATCTTTATCAAGATTAATAACACTAAACCATTCAGACTGACCTTCGGACTGGTCAGATTCAAAATCATATAACAGTCTAACCGGAGCAATCTTACACTTCCAATGAACTGGCCCATGAGAGGACATCTTAGCCCTTACTATCTCAAAAACTCTATATCTCTCACGCATAAGAAAAGGAAATTCGACAATGATTCCCAGCGGAGACTCCGACTCTTCCACTACATCATAAGGAAGGTACATTATAATAGGTAAGATTTCTTCATCCTCGCTATACCAACCCATACTACGCAAAGTTTCCAAATCAGGCTTCTGCTCAACAAAGACATAATCATCAAATACCTTAGATGCCTGATTTTCTACTTCTTCTTCAAATTTTACCTCTGTTGGGTCGTTATAAAGATTCAAATCGAAACCCTTTATTATCCGGACATTCATACCATCCCCTATAAGAGAGGCGGCCTCCGTAAACCACTGACGCATTAACTTTATCTCCTGCTCAGTTGGGCCAAGTTTCCCAGCGATTCCCATTTAAATCAACTCCGGTTTTATTCTTCTTCTTTTTCCTTCAGATAATCAGATATATAACCTTCAACTATATCATAATCTTTATTATACAAGGCACGGAAAATAGTACCCGGAGCCTCAGCCTCCTCCAGAAGTTTTCTGGCCTTAATCCTTTCCTGATAGGAAAGGGACTCAGAAGTTTGAGTTTTAGCTTCATCATCCTTATCTTTCTTATCGTCTTTATCAGAGGTATCATAAGAATCTGATATTACAGTAGCTAATCTATCTTTACTACTTTCGTCTTCATCAACTGGGTCTTCATCAACAGGGTCTTTATCCCGTGAATCATCTTTTTCTTCCAAAAAATCAGCTACTTTTTCAAATCTACCCTTCTGAAAAGACCTGTAAATTGTCATAGGTGCATTTGCCTCTCCCAGCAACTTCATTACCTTAACCTCTTCCATCTCAGACAATTTTTCTTCATCTGTATCTGACTTCTTACTTTCCTTATTCTCCTCAATAAAATCAGCAACTTCGTCATAGTTTTCTTCTTCCAGAGAATCAAATAGGGCCTCTGGGGCATCTAAGGACTCCAAAATTTTCTTAGTTAAAGAAATCTCAGATTCTGTAAGAGCATCTTCTGGCTTATCTTCTAGCTTTCCCCGAGATTCACTAAGATTAGCCAGAATCTTACCAACTCCCGAACCATCCTTCTTCATACCCGAAGAAGAATCATTACCTCCTCCTTCTTCCTCGTTAAGGTTATTCAAAATTTCTTTGATATCACTCATAACTAACCCTCCATAAATTCATATTATCTAGTAGCAAAAAATGGCGATGCAGACTCGCCTAACTGCTGTACCAACTTTTCCTTTTCTTCCTTGCCTTCCTGCAATAAAGTATCTCCATCCAACTGATACTGCTGATTATCGGCATCAAACTTACTCCGTATCCGGCCCAGCTTTATCTTTGCCATTGCCAGTGCATAGTCCGAGACCCACTCAACCCACTTAGGGTCATCTAAATCCTGAAACTCCGGCTCCTTATAATACTCAATTGTAACTTTACCTGCAAATCCGGAAAGATATAAAATACCCTCATCAAACTTAAAAGATGGCTGAATAACACTCTTAATCTCAGATAGCCTTCTCTGAGCAATAAGAAAATCATCAAAATCTTTATGAAGGTTTTTATACCTATGAGCATGAAATACATCAAAATCCTCACCCATTGTAGCCTGAGCCGGAATTATCCGGAGAATATCGTCAATTGGCTCATCTGACAAATCAATTGAATCCTGAACTGAGACCGTCATATAACTACGCATATCTAAATAGGGTTGTAACCTCCGAACAGCTTTATCAATAAAGGTCTCAAATTCTTCCTCAGCCTCCTCATCATAATCATAAATCTCTAATCTAACATGAGGATGACCAAGCTGAGACTTTATTTCCTCTATTATATCCTGTTTTGAATAAGCCATGACTTATCAACTCTATTCCTCAAGATAGGCTTCAACAGCTTGATATAAATCAGCTTTCCTAACATAAGAATCTGTTTCAATTACTTCCAAACCAAATTCACGGGCCTTTTCTATTAAATTATCCCTAGTCATCTCATCATATCCTGGAAGTTCATAAGATGTCTCCGAAGCCGCTGATTCTAGAGGAGCGTCTTTCGCAGGTACGGGTTCAACAGTAGACTCTTGTTCCACTTCTTCACTAACAATTTCAAGTTCCTCTTCACTGCTTGGTTCTAAAGACTCTTCCTCGGATTCAAAATCAGCAGATTCTTTAGACACCTGAATTCCCCTCATATACTTAGTCGCATTTAGATAATGATTATAAGCAGATTCCGTGTACTGACCAACATGTTTCTCATCGCCGGGATTCAACTGTAACTTTAGACCGCCTCGATAAGAACGAATCATAGCAATTTGCGAACCTTTATTTACTAACTTCAATAGAACACCTCCCTATTGCATATCCAAATACGCTTAGGGCAGACCAAAAGCCTGCCCTAAGCAATTTTATTAAATTATTTAAGTTGTAAGATAGAAGTCCTCATCCTGAGTGATAGTACCTGCGACATAAACTTTGTTATTCAGCATACGCTTACCATAAGAAGTTGCATATCCTCTACGGCTTACAAAGTCATCCAACATAATCGAATCAGTAGAGAAGAAAGGCAGATAAGGAGCATATACATAACCCGCCTCAAATTCTAGGCCACCTTTATATCCAATAAGGTACCAGTCTTCGTTATAAAATGGATTCTTATAAACATCCCATTGACCGTCAAGAACACCAAGTTTATGAGGCCCTTCATTCTGACGCCCGGCGGAAACCTGTAATCTCTGTCCCGCAACAGACTGCAGAACTGTACCTGCCTTCTTACCGCAGATGATAAAGTTACCAACAGCTCTTTTAGTACGCTGGAAAATGTCGTTAGAAGTACTAGTAATTTCATTCAGGAAGGAGCGGAAATGGTCATGCTGAGAAAGTTCTGGACTCGGGATAGCCTTCTCCCAAGTGGTAGTTCCACCAGCCTGTCTAAACAGGTCAAGCATTATTTCCCCATCAATAGCATGAACAAGTTCCGAACCTGCGGCTTCCATTACCATATCTTCCAAGTCTTCGCCATGCTCCATTTCAAAGTCATATATAGCATCAAAGCCCATTAAAGTTCTCAACTTCCGGGGCCTTGCAGTAACGGTTATCTCATCCACTTTTGTATCTACCTGTGGAATAGTAGAAGGAGCATGTTCTAAATTATATTCATAATCAGCCACTACATCAGTATTAGGAGCCGAATCAAAAGTAATATCATACTCACCGGAACTGTAATCAATCTCACCTTCATCTACATTAGGGCCAGTAATATTACCGTCTCCATCATCAGTAAGTTCATATCCACCAACATCAATTACAATAGTACCGGGCCTAACAGGTACATATCCCAAGTTACCTTTAATATTTGTATCACTTCCATCTGAAAGTATCTCTTGGTCAATAGTTTCACTCGAATAATTAAGGTGGTCATACTCATTCGGAGCCATTTCAAAAGGACTCCAGAGAGTATCTCCTTTTTCAACCTGTCCTTTATCGGAACCATATACATATTTAATATAGAAAATCTGACCTACCTTACGAGGCAATGACTGAACAGTAACAATATCTTCAGCCTGCAAGTTAGGCATTACTGCCGTAACTAAATCCAGAGCATACTTCCTAAATGTTCCAACATCGCCGGCCTGTGTAGCCTCATTCAGTTTACGACTTCTTTTCTCAAAAAACTTTTCTGTATTAGCCAGAGTTTGGGCCAAGTTATATGCCTGCATCTTATTCAAATCAGGTTTAGCTTTCGCTACAGCATCTATACGGTCACTATACTTTTCAAATAATTTACTAACATGATTCTTATCTCTATTTTCAAAAAGTTCATTCATAGTCTGCTACCTCCTAATTTTTCTTACCACCTCCCACCCTACTAACAAGGCTGGACAGGCGGTCAGTTTCATGCGATGAATTCTTACTCTCTTTAAGTGAAATAGATTTGATTTTATCAAATGAACTACTATCAGAACTAGCCTCTTTTTCAAACTTCTTTAAGTATTCCCGGATTTTTTTGACCTCAAAATCCGCAGGCAGATTTGCAGAAATATAGTTCTCAGACAGACCTGTCTTTCCAGCAAGATATTCTACTACAAAGTTTTCCAACTCAGAAAGCCTTGAATCCCTCTCCTCAATTAAGGAGATACTTTCCTGCAACCCCTCTTTTAGTTCCTTAATGCGAGAGTTTTTAGCCTGCTGAGTTTGCTTAACTTCTGATATATTTTCCTTCTCCAAAGAATCCAGTCTGCCTTCAAGAACCTCAATAATATCCTCTTTCTGAGAAATGGTTTTATCCTTTCCAGTTAAATCATTTTCCAACTCAGTAACCTTTTCTTCCAGAGAGGATAATTCATTTCTAAGATTTTCTGCCTCAGATTTACTAGCCTTCAACTTATCCCTAGGAACACTATTCTCCTTAATAGAAGAATATACCTTTTCTACTTTTCTAAGTTCTTTGCTGGTTTCACTAAGCATCTGTTCCAGCAATTTAACCTCTGAAACTAAAATCTCCGGGCCAAGCTCTTTTAACTTCCTCTCATCTTCCGGAATAAAAGTGTTATCCTCAGAACCGGAGGAATCATCTAATTTTTCCTGCAATTCCTCGACCCGCTTTTCAAGAGAATAAATCTTTCGATGGGCTTTTTCCAGCACAGAAAAAGTGTCTCCGCTGTTCAGAGATTTACCCTCTTCACTTTTATTTATAAGCTCCTCGTAAAGTTTGGGGTTCACAGTTCTCAAAACCTTCTCAGCCACCCTTATTTCGGCCTCATCAAACCTATCTAGCTGATTCTTAAGAGACTCCTCAAAGGAAATTTCCTTCGCCTCATTCACAGGAGTTAGTCTAGCAGATTTGAATCCGGGGTTGGGAACCATATCAAAAGTATACAAAGTATAATCCTCTTTAACAGGCTTTTGATAACCATCTACAGTTTCCAGAGTTCCCGCAGCCCGGGCTGAGATTCCGAGGCTGGCTCCATACTCAATAAGAGTATTGAGAATAATCCCATTAGGAGTATCCAATATATCAGCCTTTCCTTCCACAGTCTGCTCTCGTTCATTAATTCTTAACTCCCTAATAGCATGAGAGACAGAAGGAAAATGAATCTCAAATCTATCCTCAGGATGGTCAGCCTCACCAAACAAAGTAGCATTCTCCATCATAGATTGCACATACTCAGACTGAATTGCAGACTCCCACAATTCTTTTTCATATAAACGATTATTTTCATTAACCTTACCATAGGTAGCAAAGGTACCCTCAACAGTGCAGAGAACCCTTGACCTCGTCTCTTTTTTAGATTCCACAATCTCCAGCTTTGTCTCATGCATATCGCTAATCAGATTTTTGTTATCATCTTTTTTCGTAATAGCTTGCATTTATTATCACCTCTTAAATCCAGCTTGTATTATTCTCGGTCTAGCCGACCTATCATACTCATTCAAGATATAACTTAACTGTCCATCCTGAGTAACAACCCAAATAAGTCGCTTTCTATAACGGCCAATAAAATTCCTTATCTCATCATCTGGGCCTCCCCAGAACTCACCGTCAGTAAAAATAATGATTCCGTCAGGCTTTCTTATCTTCTCAGCTATATATTTAAACTGGTAATTCGGGTCTGTACCTCCGTACCGTGGTGCATTAGCATGAACTCTATCCAATAATCCCTGCCCGCCTCTACGATATCTATCATGCTGTAATTGGTCAGCATCCCCGCCCCAATATACAACATGAAAAGTACAACTTTTCAATCTCTTAGCTCTAATTGCAGTGTCAATATGCTCCAATACCTCTGTAAACTTATCCGGCCCCATAGAGGCAGAACAGTCAATACTAAAAACCAAATTACGGATTGCTGGAGTATCTACCTCCCGACCCAACTGACCTTCAATTCTAGCTGAGGGTCTATTCGGGTCATAAACTACTTCAATTCCCAAAGCCTTTTCCAATATTCTATTCAGTTTCCTTCTCCACTCTGAGGCTGTATCTCCTCCCAAACTAGCTATTTTATT